GGTGCTTGCAGTCCAGTCGGCGTTTGTTGCCCCACGGACAATCTTGACTGGGTTTATGTCTGGGTGAACCACAATCAGCGTATCGGCAGATTGCGTCCAGTTAATTGTTGCTAGACGTGCGCCCGTCAATCCTGCGCTGCTAGTATCTAAGTAGTCTAATGACCCACCATTTATGTCAAGTACCTGAGCTCCGTTACGGAACACGTGCATACGGTTATGCGTAAAGCAAAGCATATACGAATCGCTGGTGCTAAACTCAAACGGTACTAAGCGTACGCCGTTGGCAGTAGATTCGGAACCTGAGTTTGGCAGGGCAAGAATGTGCTTTAGGCCGGGGCGACGACGCATACCGCCTTGTGGCTGGATTACTACGTTCGTAGCTTTCTCAACGGCATTGTTGTAGGCTTCTAAGTCAATCCGAGCTCGAAGCAGCGGGTCAAGCTCGCCGGTCGAGAAGTTGGTTTGAACGCTTAGAAACCGTGCCATCAGTTTCTCACGTCGATGAGGCTGTAATCTTCAATGACAGAAATTGGCTGACCTTGGCCATCAATGCTGGTAGCGGTACGCATATACCCGCCACGGTTGTTTTCCGATGCTGCGCCAATTGCAATACCTTGCCAATAGGTAGCTTTGTCAATCTGGTCTGTAATGGGTATGGCCAAGTGCCAAGCCATCATGTACTTCATAAGCTGGACAAAATACACCGGCATCTCGTACTCTTGTACGTCATAAGGATAGTCTATGTAAATGCTGGTTTCGTTAGTTAGAAGTTGGTCGCCAAATATCCGGTAGTTACGGATGGTTCCCGACCCGGGTGTTGCGCTAACGGTTACAGAACGTGGTGGGCCAATACGGTCGCCGGGTAACTGATAGGCGTAGGTGTACTCAGTCGTTGGCCCTACTAGCAGTCTGGCTAATGCAATCTTTTTATACACAAACGACCAAGGATAGACCAAAAGGGCTTGCTTTTTGATATCTTGGTACAGGGAGTCGGCAACGTTTGCCTCATCCGTTCCTTCTGTAAAGGACGAGATTGGCTTGGCGCCTAACATTTGCAAGGCGTCAGAACATATTGAGAGAGCAGAATCACCGGCAGCCATAATCTATCCTATCCTCGAATGGCACGTAGCCACTCGGCGTCAACGTTGTTTGGTTTATATTGCCCACCAAAAGCAACAATCCTACACCCGTCAGGCGGTTTGCCTCGGTCTTTTACGTGTAGGCGGTATGAATAGACTCCGTATTTCTTGGTTTCTAATACCGGCACGTTTCTATCTAACGCATCCCAGATAAACGCCTGATCGCCCAAATATGGGCCGTCCTTGTTATCTTGGTGATATTTTACCCAATAATCTGGGTTTACCACAAATCTTTTATAGACTTCAACGGGAGCTTTGTGATAGAACCACATAAGGGCTGACGAAACCATGTGTGGACGATTGAGGTTTTGCATCATCGCAAAATCGTACCCGCACTCGGCAATGTCCAAAAAATCATCCAGTACAACGGTATCAAGGTCAAGGTAGATGGTATTGGGCGGTAGCACTCCCGGTCTAAATAGCTCAATCTTTGACCACCACCCAGACCAGTCATGTTGCAAAGCAATACGCTCGCACGGTACTGGAATGTCAGAAAGGCATACAAAGTTATGGGGCAGGCTTATTTTTTGAGCTACATTCCGACTCAGCTTTGCCACGTCATCCGGCTTGTATCTGCCGCCAGACTTTAGAACGCAAGCAACCGTAATCATTCTGGGGCTCCTAGCAAATCCTTGGTTCTTCCGGACATTGAGTAGATTCCCATAGTTAGCCCTTCCTCTTGATGTCGCTTGAGCACCCGAAACCAGTTATCTATCTGGTCTGCCCTAGCGTAGCCTGCGTGCTGGCTGTATCCGTTTGGATACCCTTGGGCGTATTTCTGGTCGTCGCCAGACAGGGTTATGCCAGCCATTATGACTTCCTCAAACCCCATGCCGTGCCTAGCCCACATAGCCCCAGCCACGCCACTAGAGCCCACGGCAAAGGATAGCCCGGGCCACACGTAATCGATGGCGTCAAACGCTTCTCTAGCGTAAGGAATGTGCCATACCGTTCCCTTGGCTGTTTGTAAGATTTTGGGTCTGGCGTGTATCTTGATTGGCCTATCCACAGACGCCCTAATTTTCAGGGTCATCTCACCGTGCTGAGTCCATATATGCTCAATCTCTGGCACGATTGCAGCCGCATACTTAACGCCTAGGATGGTAGCCTCTGGCCGCAGCTTGCGTGCGGCTTCTAGGTCTTCAAAAAGAGAAGGGGCTGCGCCACATATAATGGCACAACCCCTATGCTTTACTGCGTACTCGACAGGCAATTAGTCGCTGTCGATAGTGCCGATAGCAGTTACGTTGGTAACGTCAACAACCGTTCCGCTGTTAGCATTGACCACTACAAAGCCGAAAGCGGTAGAGCCGCCCACGCCAGAGTAGACATACATAAGGTCGCCAACTTTCAGGATTGATGCGGCAGAGTCAAAATACCCTGCGCCGTCAATATCGCCAATTGCATCAGCAGATTGATACGTCCAAACCTGCGGCGAGTTGCCAGCCTTGGAACCGCTTACTAAGTTCAAACCGTCTTTGTTATATGCCATTGTCGTTCTCCTTAGACTGAATCAGTTGTTTGGACTTCGACAATACCTTCGGCATCAATAGCAATTGCACCTGCCGAGAATACTGCGTTTACCAGCCAGCTAGTCTTCTCAGGAATGTAATTGATTTCGGTGCGTGGTGCAATGCCTTCGCCGTAGCCGATAGCGTCACGGTGGAAAGCCCACAGTTTGCGCTCGGACGAAGCAACGGGCAGACCGCCTTCCGAACGATCACCAATGGTGTGGAAGGTAAAGCCTAAGAACGTGTTGAGCTCACCAGAAACCAAAGCACGCACGGTGTTGAAATCAGCCGAAGTTACGGCAGTCTCAGACAAAATGCTTGCCAAGCTGTTTGCGTGGATGATGATGTGGCGGTTGTCCATTGGAACGTTGTTTTTGTCCAACAGTTTCTTAGCAGCACGCAGCTTGGCTACGTTCAGGCCGGTATCTGTACCACCTTCGTCTTCGGTCACGACAAGGCTTGTGCTCGAACCTGAAAGTGCGTCCAGAATAAGCTGGTCTTGACGACGGCCAATAGCGTTGGCAACAACCTGAACAAGCTCATTACGCTCGTCGAAGTTGACTTTTTGCTGCGAGAAAATGTCGCTGTACTCTGCGGCGTTCCAGTCTTGGAGCGTGCAGGTTACGTTTGAGAACGATACGTTCAAAGGGGTAACATCGGACTGGGGAATACGTGATGTAGCCACACCCTTACCGACTTTGGGAAACTTAACAGTAGAGCCTTCAACACCCCGACGCTGACGAACCGCACCTACCAATTGGGCTACGCCCTGATAAGCCTGTTTAACTTCAGCATCAAAGAGCGTTACAAAGGCGTTCGATAATGAAACGGACATTTGTATCTCCTTGAAAGTTAAAAAAAGTTTTCGTCGCTTCGGTTAGCCGGTGATTTGGGCCGTATGCTTGCCCCTTACGGGAGCCGGTCGTCTGTATCCACAGCGGATAGGGTCGCAAAGGATTGGCCTATGGTGCATTTTTACAACACTAATTTTGGCAATGCAATAGGTTTATGCAAAAAAAAACCCCCAGCCTTTTGAGCCGGGGGCAAGTCTCCGCTTGAAGGTTGGAGAGGGGGTTACTCAGAGAAAGCCTGCGAAAACATCCGTTCTACCTTTTGGCGATAAGCAACGTCTGTCTTGTATTTCGGGTCAGCCACCATCTGATAGAGCTCATCCTTGCTTGGAGCACCCTCGGATGGGATTGATTGTGTAGGTATTCTAGTACCTTCAAATGCTTCCCGCAACTTGGACAGCACACGGATGCCATTGGCCGTACCGCCCATGTACTTAAATTCCTCAAAGTCGTCCTTGCTTAGAACCCCCTTGCGGACTAGGCTTGCTCCCCACTCGCCCATGCCCTTGATGATTGCATCGGCGTTCGGGCCTAAAGCCTTGCGCTCTTGCTCAATGCTCATGGTGACTTGCTCTTGCTGCTCACCTTGCATTGCAACAATGGGGCCAACTAAAGCATCTAGGGCAGCTTGGCTAACCCCAAACTCTTTAGCCCAGTTAGACACGTGACCACGAACAGGGTCATCGTCTGGAGTCTGGGCGAAAGCGGTCATATCGTACTTGCCGTCTTCAGGAGCCTTGTGCTTGCCTTGGCTAATTTGCTTGCGTAAGTCCATCCATGACTTAGCAATCCCCTCTAGGTCTGGCGCCGAGTCGTCTTTTTTCCAGAAGTTCTCTGGCCACCAGTCCGGACGCTCTAGCGGCCCGTCGTCTTCCTTGGGCTCTAGGTGCTGAATGGTAGTCTTAGTTGTATCTTGGCTCTGGCTTTCTTGGTTATCGGTTACTACCGCCGAATCCAATAGGCCAGCTTCTTGGGTTCCCCCGCCGCTGGGTTGGGTTTCTTGGGTTTCCATCAAAGTTTCCTCGCTCTTTTAATCCGTGCTTCAATGTCCCTTACTACGCTGTTCTGTCCCTCTCGGTAGAACCCATAGGACGGGTCGCTTCCCGGCACGGCGACGGGTTGCTCTAGTAGCGTGAGCCTAAGCCACGCCATCAGTTCTTGGCCATCTTCGGAGCCAAAGACTCGTAGGCACAGCTTGTCCAAGTCTTCAGATTTCTGAGCGACATCTCTTATGTCGGTCGGTATTGCCTCAAGTTCTTCCCAACTCAATGATTACCCCTTTATTCTGGTATTTCGGCTTGCGCTTGGGCTTGGGCTACTTGCTGAGCCATAGCCATTGCTTGCTCCATCTTGTCGGCACGCTCTGCTGGTGATGCACGCATAACGGCTGGCACTCCCAGCTTGTCGGCAACAAGGTCGAGCATCTCCCCCACCTTGACTGCGACTTGGCCTTCTGGCCCAGCTTGGCTTGCAATCTGGAAGAACTTGAGAGCAGAGTCTACTTCTTCCATATTCTGAGCCATAGCCAACGGCGATACTGCTGCGACACGGACTTCAAGCCCGTTGACCCGTAACGGCAGGTCAATGATTCCACGCTCATCCATAACCTGTAAGATTTTGGATACTACGGGAACCATTGTCTCGTTAATCAGGCGTCCAAAGGCGGAGCCTAGGTTCTGGGCCAATTCCTTCATGCGCTCCACAATCTCGGTGGCCGACCGTGCGCTCATGTTATCTGGCGGCAAAGACTCGTCTAGCAGGATTCGCTTGATGTTCTGTACCAAGTCGTTGATAACGAGCTGGCTTACGTTGAAGTCTCCCGACCGTGGCAGAGCTTTTAATGACTCACCCTGCGGCCCACCGTTACGTGCAACCGGGATAATCGCACCCGGAACAATACGAATGGTATTGGGGTTGAGAACGCCGTCATCGGCTGCGGTATAGACACCGGCAATGGCTAGAGATGCGTTTTTAAGAAGCAGCTCTTTGGTTTTGTTGAGCGTCTTGATGTCTGGCAGGGCAGTTAGTAACGGGCCACGTCCATATATCTCACCGGCCACCTTCATGTATCTGGCCACAATCCAAGGGCTAGTCTTAATCTTACGATAGACAATCTCCTGCTTGGACTCCTTGTGGATAACATAATACCCAAAGTCGCCACGCTTAACGTCGATAATCGTTGCCTCAATAAACTCAACTTCTTCAGTAGGCTTATCCTGAACCAAGCGTGCAAGCTGGCTGTTCTCTGGTATGACCGCATCTTTCCATTGGTTCACAATGGACTCGGCCTTAATTCTCATGCGCCGGTACACATTGTCTACCTGACCATTGGCGCCTTCCTCAAAAGCTACAAGGTATTGCGGAACGGGAACAAAGTTTACCGGGGCTACGTCATCTCCCGGCTGAACCATCATAACGGCTGTGCCAACAGATAGATCTAGCAGGAACTCGCCAATAGCAATGTCGAAGTTGGATTGCTTGAGTACGGCAAACATCTTCTCGTTGTAGACATCCAGCGCAGACTGGGCTTCTGCACGGCGCTCGTCAGGAATGTCCGGCCCCGGCTCTAGCTTGCACCACTTACGCTGCGGCGGGAAAATGCCAGACTGAAGGCGGTTGGCAAAACGCTGGGTCGAGCTGATAGCCGTGGAATCAAACACACGGCCCATCTTTTTAGCGCCGCCTACCTTGCCTTCCCAGTATCCGTCGTACAGGTTACGCTGTGGCAGGGCAAACTCATAGGCATCTTCATAAAGACTTCTAAAGTCATCCTTCTTACGAAGCGCAACGTCGTGTCGTTTTAATACTTCCTCAGCCTTTAGTCGTGCCATGTTCAATCCTTTTTGTGACGCATCGCAAAATTGCGTGCAGCTTCTTTGCTTCCAAAGCCCCATGCTTTTAGGGCTAGCTTGAGCCTAGTCGGTCTACCCTTGCTATCCGTAAGTGGCCCAGCCATACCGCCAAATCTTGCGGCAAAGCTAACCCGCCTTGGGTTTGTGCCAGACTTTACGGGTGATTGTAGGTTGCCGCCTTCTTTGCGCTCAAAGTGTTTTCTTCCGGCCTCGTTAAGACCGCCTTCTGGATTTTGATATTTTTTCTGTACCATTATTCGTACCACTCAATTCGCATATTGGCTGGATGAGCCTGAGAGTTGACGTTAGTAAATCTGAACAAGTAAGTCGTCAAAGGCTTGAGCACATACTCAAACGTAAAGCCAAGCTGACCGCCACCTTTGTTCCCAGCTGGGACAAACTCTGCATATATCTCGGTTCCAGTATTGCTAACCGTTGGGTCTAGTACAGCCGCACCAGAGCTTGTTGTGACTAGGTTTCGGTTACGACGGTAAATCGTCATGGCCGTACCGCCGCTAGTTGTGGGCGACTCGTACATAAAGAACTCAGCTTCTCCCGGGCTTTCGTAAGAGAACACGGCATGAGGAAATATCCCGGCTGGCCAAGCAATTGCAATGTTGATGCTAGACCCAGCCCCAAGACCTGCCGAGTACGGGTATAGCTTATACACGTAATATGCACGCCCCTCGTGTAGACGGAGATGGTTTACGTCTACCGTAGGCAACGGGTCGGACGAACCAACTACTCTTTGGCCTTCGTCTTTGTCCATGTACGTCGGAGTCACATGACGTGACTTCGTGTTCATCGACTCCCTGTTGACGTACTGAGTTGCCATTACTTCTTATTCTTCATTGCGGTTTTAGCCGCTTTCTTAAATGCTGCATCGGTAGGTGCTCCGGGAGAGCCGGGTTTACGCATCTTCTCGCCGGAGCCTTCAGCTATGCGCTCACGCTTTTTGTGGATGTTAGCGTAGAGTCCCGGTTTCATTTGTACCCCGCTGCCTTTCGGCCTTCGCTCATGGCAATAGCTTTAGCCTGTTGCTCGCTTTTGACCTTTTGGCCAGAGCCAGACTTCAACTTGCCTTTGGAGTATTCACGCATAACCATTGCAACTTTCTTTTGCATCTTGTCTTTATCTGGCATGGTCGCTCCTTAGACTGATGGGCCTGAGCCTAATGTTTGACCGGCCATTCCAGACTCAGGTGACAATCTTGCCTCGGATAACAAGGCTCTACCGCCACGGCGAGCACGGCGACGAGCAGCACGTTCTTCATTAACAACAGAGGCAACTGGTTTTATTTCTGTTTGTGCTTTTACTTCGGCAAATTTTTCTTTTACCTCGGGTTTTTGAATAAGTCTGGTTATTGCGCCCATAATTAAGCAGTCCTTTCTGCGCTTGATGCGCCCAATGTTTGAATACCAGTCTCAGGGGCAACACGTGCCTCTGATAGCAACATACGTGAACCGCCACGCATCCGTGACCTGCGACGTGCGGCTTCGGTTTCCATCATGTCTCGCTTTTCTTCCTCAGCTCGCTGACGCTCCATTGCGGTCTGCTTGCGGGTTTCCTCAAGCTGGCGTTCAGCTCCGCTGGTATCTGGCTTTTTAAATAGTCCACTCATCTCTAATCCTTGCCATCATGTATGAATCCGAACCGTCCGGCAAAAACTTCCGCATTAGACCTTCTTCCTCAAAACCTAACGCTTTAGCCCACCGATACGCCCTAATGTCATCAGATTTTACTGTGATTTGTAACCGGTGCAATACTTCTGATCTCTCAGCGATATACAGAAACTGTCGTGCTATGTGAGTCATTGACTTTGGATAGCGTCGCATCCTGTCATCGAACATAGACCAAAACTCAGCCATGCCACTCCAATAGTGTATAAACCCAAACACGGCTAGTGGTGAATTATTGACCACCGCTGTTATGGCTGGCCCAAGTGCTGCTTGGCAGTTCATGTGCTCGGCGGCGGATTGGCCTGAACCTAGAACCTCTGGGTTGGATACCTGAATCTCCATCGCATGAAGCGGGGAGTATGGCATCAGCAAAATCCCGTTTCTGTTCTTTATTTCCGAGTTTAGGCTAAGAATGTCCAAAGACATCGAATTCTGTATTGACTACGGTTTGTGCGGTAAATGTACGTGACTGGCCAGAGTTTGATTTGGTCATCCTTTTGTGCTCCCCGCCACCAAGCAGTAGGTAGCCAAAGGCGTCGCCAACGTGAGAGTGTTCGTTCTTGTTTGGCGTATCTCTGAATCTTTCTTGTCCTGCTCCAACGGCTATCCGCTTAAAGTGGTAGCCACCAGCCAAAGACTTCCGAAGTAGCTTACAGTTCCTATTGACTAGCAGCCCGGGCTTGCCAGCTACAAGCCGCTGCATCGGGGCGGCAGACGCTTCTCGTCTAACCTTGAAGTCGTTACTTGGCGTAGGCTGAGCACGAAGCCCCAAGGTTCTCAGATAGTCAAAGGCGGTTACTTCATATATGGCGTCCCTAGCCATACCAGCCGGGTCGCCCCAGACCATCACTTCGGCTTTTGGATAACGGGCATTGAGCTCAGCCAATAGCTGCTGACCAAATCGCTCAAGCCCCATATCAAAGGTGACAATCTCATGGAGTACGTGCCACGTACCACTTTGCGTACGTTGTCCGATAACGGCAGCAGGCGTCAAACCAAAGTCTAGCCCTACTTGGATTGGAATGGTTGGGTCGTGCTCCAAGTCAGATGTCATTAGTAGGTCATCGTACTCTGGCCAGACTGGTCTACCCTCTTGAACGTAGGTGTACTTGCCCTCGGCGTAACACCGAATCCAGTCTAGGTTCTTACCTAATAGCATCTGTTGGTAGTAGCCAGCCGGTAGGTTACGTACGTTTTCGGCTTTGGTGTTTAGCTTCCACCAGCGTCCGGCAGAAAACAAATGGTCATTGGCTTCTGGGTTATCTGGTAGGTCTTTAGGGTCTACTTCGACTACACCGCCGGGTTGCTTATAAAACTTCCAAGCGTACGCTCCGGTCATCTTTTCTTTCTCGGATAGCCTATGCCACCAATGGTCATCGTCCATTGGGTTTGTATCCATCCAGATACCGTGCCAGCTAGCGCCACCATCCCTTTTTGTTGGGTATCGACCGACCCGGTGGGTGAGGCCATCGATAACTGCTTTTGGCAGCTCTCGGGCCTCGTTGACCCAAGCGCCGGTAAGCTCTAAGGACAACAACTTTCGCACGTCTTTGGGTTGGTCAAGTGCTAGAAATATAACTTCGCAGTCAATACCCGCCGCATCGCCCCGGGAAGGCAAGCGGATATGGTGGGTAATCGGTGGAGTATAGAGCATTGGCCCAAAGGTGTTCTCTGGGAATAAGTCTTGCCACGTCTTGATTGTGGTCGTTTTGAGTTCTGGGTAAGAGTTTCGTACAATAACCCAACGGCTATATCGGATGCCATCGATAGGGGAAGGCTTTTGCCTAACGGCACGCAACATTATCTCAGCAGCGCACGCATAGCTCTTGCCAGAGCCAACCGGCCCCATCAATCCACGTACAAAAGCATTGCTTTGCAGGAAGTTGTAGACGACTGGGCTGGTAGAGAAGTCTAGGTCTAGCCCAGCTCCGTTAAGCGCCTTCTGGCTGCGCTCTTTCTGGTTGCTCAATTGGTTCCTCAGTTACGTCTATCATGTCTGGGGCCTTAACGTTAATGCCAATAACGCTTGGCCTGTCAGACTCGGATTGTTCTGGCTCTAGCATCCCGGCAGCTTTGGCCAGTAATCGCAGCACGCCCACCTTGTCGTAGAGCTCAATATCCAATACCGAGTTGCCATCCTTATCGGTTTTAACCGAAACCTTTTTAATGGCGTTTAGGGCGTGCTCGGGTATCTTAGACGAAGCCTTTACCCGTACGTTGCCAGCTTCGTCCCATTCCATGATGTCCGTAATCTTGGTGTTGGCCATTGACAAAAGCGAGTAGGCAATAGCTTCCTGGTTGGCGTACAGGGTATTGGAGCGAGTAAGCCTTTTTTGTACGGAACGTACCCCACCCCAGTTCTTGAGGTTGGGCATTTGTGTCTGCCCTTTGGCGGCGGTCATTAGAACGGTACGTCTGAGTCTACGTCGTCAAACCCGGATGGTTGTGCTTTTTGTTTGGCAGGAAATGGCTTGTGTGCGGCTGAGTATTCCCCAGCTTTGTTCGCCACGGGCTTGCCAATCTTCATCTTGAAGTATGGCTGGCCATCCTTGGTATTAGCGTTGTAGATGTCTACGTAGTGCTCGTTACCGTCTGGCAGCACGACCTTGCCCTTAAAATCTCCGTGCCAGTCTTCCGTCTTTTTGTCGTTCTTAAACACCGAGCCATAACCCGGCTTAGGTACGTACTTATCCATGTTCACCCCTTATGGTTGTAGTTTTGATTCTTTAACAGCTTGCAGGTACTCGTCAGCCTGCATCATCTTCACCTTCTGTGAGGCTAGAGCCTCGGCTACTTGTTCCGTGGTAAACCCACGTCTGAGTAGCTGTAACACAAAGCCATGCAACAAATCCTCTACTGTCATTTTCCCCCCGTTTAAGGTGTTGGCTCCCAAGCACCCCAATTCCTAGGATTGATTCTAGGTACTGTCCTAGAATCTATTGGGCTACTTTCCCGGTGAGAGCCAACGGTTAAAAGTATATCACCATGAAATAGACTTGCAAGTAGGGTAGAAAAGGTTTAATCTGTTTTCACGGGGCCATTAACCCAGCCCTCGGGAATGTTGTGGGTGACAGACCCGGATAAACGTGGCTAATCAGGTGGTACTTCTTTCTCGACGCAGGTGGATGCCGGAACGCTAGAGAATCGGGGCCAGACGCTTGAACGTAACAGTAGCCTAGATAAACGAGAACCCACAAGCCATAAGGCTTTCTACCTGTTTCTACACGGGTGAGGTGTTCTATCGTCAGATGGTTATACCGCTAGTAGGAAAATCTCAGCAAAAATTTGTGTGTAGCCCCCACGCAGTATGACGCATGGGCGGGGGGCAAGGGGTGGGTTCCCCCCGTGGCGACATATAAAGTACACCCCCCCACTCGCTAACGCTCGGTTGCCCTTGTATAGCACGGCCCCTATAGGGCTTGTAGATAAGCCCTCACGGCCTTTGTGTAGCTCGACGGGCGCAGGGTTCGCACGAACGCAGAGAATGTATCGGCATGGGTCGCCCAATCAATCGAGGCGATGAGCTGGTCGCCGAGTAGGTCGGCCTCGCTCTTGCGCAGCTCTACCCCCATCTCCTGAGAGTACGCCTCAAACGGTTCCCGTGTAGTTATATCAACCGTTTTCTCTTGATTCGTTTCCTCTATCGGCTTGCTTTTATCGATAGCTTTCCTCTTTCCTCTTGCCATATCTAGGTTCCTCTTATGTTCAATAGCTGGCGGGATGTCATCCGAGCTAGCGAGCGCCAGCGCCTCGCTTGCCGTTATCGCTTGGTCATATATGATTCGGTTCGTATCGCCTCGCTGTCCCCATATCCCGCCCGATACTCGCTCGACATATCCCTTTTCCCTGAGCTTCTTAATATGCAAGCTGGCCGCTTGCTTAGTTATCCCCAGCTTTGCGCCGATAGCTTGCTGTCCCGCCCATAAGAATCCCCCACGGTTCGCAAAGCTCGACAAGGCCGCTAGAACCCTGAATTGTCGATTAGTCAGTCTCTCATCCCCGATAGCTCTCGACGGAACCACGGCGAACCGGCTGGGCGGCGGCGGTTCCCTGAGCTTTAACTTGGGCTTCTTGGGTAGATTAAATCCCGACATATCTAGTCAAGATACGGGTTTTCCCTAGGTGTATCAAGTTGAACCCTTTACGATTGTTATGTATCTTACGGATTCCTAATCACTATAAAGGGGTTCACTATGCTAGATATTCTCGCTCTACTCGCTGGGTTAGCCGCCGTCGTTCTCATCATGCGGCCATGGTCAATCAAATAAGGGGTTAAAAATGGATAAAACTTGCAACGGTTGGACTAACTACGCTACTTGGCGGGTTAACCTTGAATTTTTCGACGACGGAGCCAGCGAATACTATAAAACGGCTCAAGAATGTAGGGATTATGTCGAGTCAGTAGTTGAGGAACAAGCCGAGGGAATTGCATTAGATTATGCGCTGGCGTTTTTGTCCTATGTAAATTGGAACGAAATTGCTAGCCATATCGAACAAGAGGAAAGAGCTTAAAATCTCCGGCCTTTTATCCCTTGCTTGCAGGGGATAACGGGGCGGGGGTTTCCCGTCATTCCAACTATAAAAGGGGTTTTACTATGAATCAGGAAACAAAGAAACAACAGCCAAAACAAGAACAACCAAAACAAACGCCACAAGAAAGAAAAGCGGCATTGAGCAAGGCATTGGAAAACAAAATAGCCCAGCGTTTCGGCTCCAAAATGCTCGATAAAATAATCATCATTTAAGGGGTTAAATAATGAGAGTTTTACTTTATGTCGAATGTGAATCGCTGGAAGACCTAGACGAAACGCTGGGACATGGCGTAGATTCAGGCAGGATTGAAAAATACGCCGCCCTGACAATAGACGGCTCTCCAATTGCCTACGAGATTGGGCAAGACTCGGCTCCCGATTTTCTTTCGGGAATGGCAATCAGGTGCGCCGGAATAACTGAGGAATAAGGGGAAAATATGAGTTACTGTTACTTGCTAGATGATCCAACTTGGCCGCCGACATTGTGCGAGATACTCAATCACAATTGGGCGGAGAATCCCGAGCTGGAATCATTCACAATTAAGCCCGTGGGGAATCCCGTCGTGAATTGGATAGTTAAGGCCGCCGATATATGGGTTGTCGCCTAGTCCCCTGAAATAAGCCCCGAGCTAATCCCTCGGGGTTTTTTTGAGTTGATTAGGTTAGTAAGCGCACACACAAAGAAAACCGCATAGAATGGCCCACATGACGACAACTAAAAAGGGTATATCTACCCCTTACCCGATACTTTACAAGGCCGCTATCGCCGTTCTAATCGTTCCGGCTTGGGCGTGCTTATTCTTGCTCGGCTTGCTCGGCGGGTTCGCTTCATTCGTTCGCCGGTTGGGTAAGTAAGCACTTACACGGGGATCTCACGGGTCGCTATGGGCCTGCACCGCTAGCCGCAAAATCCAAATTGGTTTTCAAATCCCAGTTTTTAGAGATTTACCCGAGTCCATCTGCTTAGCGGTACGTCAAAGAAGGGCTCATCATTAACATATTTGTTATCCACCCTCACGACAGGGGATTCCACAATCACGCTGCCATGTGCCCACATACCCTGCTTCATGTCGCTACGCAGCACAAAGAGTATCGTGGGAAAGAACCCAAAAAACTTAGCCTTGCGATGAGGTACGTGTACGGTCTTGAATGGGAACTTATCCACCCAGTTGTGCCTACGCTCAATCTCAACCGCACCCTTGTACATCTTCGTGCTGTCCAACACGAATAAGTCCACGTCGTACTTGCCGCCTTCCTCAGCGCCAAGCCCCCACGCCCGGGTTATGAAGTCAGATACAGCCTTACGTGCTGGCGGATCGTTCTCGTCGTGGAGCTGCTGGTCAAACTGCTTGTAGCTCACTTGCCAGATTCCAGCCATATGCCCACCTGAGCCACAGCGTAGCCCAAGAACATCAGCGCAAGATACGACTTTCCCGAACGGTAAAGGTCAATGGCCACCACAATATAGATAATTCCTATGATTCCTATCAGCCACGACGCCATTCGAGCCACCCCGCAATGATAATAACGCCAAGCATACATAGTAAGAACCACGCTGCGCTTTGTGCGTACAGATGAGCCGCTATCATTCCATTATTCAATCGTCCACCCCCTGATTCATTCGTTTGTAAGACAGCCACCAATACTCAGACATATCGCAATTTTGATATGCTCCAAAGCAAGGTGTGCCAATGGTGTAATGCACAATCTGGGCGTTGTCATTGCCCGGGTACTCCATTGCCAGCCAGTTCCAAGTAAGCGGCAACTCGCCAATCTCAGACTCGTTAAGCCAGCCAAACCGATGCAGGAACGAACCCTCTACCGCATCAATGGTCTGCTTGTCCAAGCAGCGGTTAGCAATATGGGCGCAGTTCCAAAGAATCAGGCTTGACCAGTTTTTTCTGGGGTAATTCTCGTTCTTATTTCCAAGATACTTGCGGGGGTGCTTGGTCTGGTAGTCGTGTTGGACGACTTGGACTGCGTATCTATCGTCACGCATTTCCCAGAGTCGGGCAATATCTTCACGGCAGACCATGTCCCCGTCTGCGAAGATGGCCCAACCACGGTAGCCCATGAGATGCGGTACGAGAAACCTTGAATAGATGAAGTCATTTGACCCTCCTTTCCGTTCTACATTATTGGCCACCAACGGGGTGAATCGCACCGGTTCGCTGCAATTGTCGATCACCGACTGGCAAAACGTATGGTAGGCCACCGCTTCCCGCTGGTCAAAGCCAACCACAATGTCAATCATGTGTTCTTCTCCTTTAGTTTGGCTTCTATGGCTTTACCAAATGACTTGATTCCAAAATTACTGCCATGCTGATAAAGAAACTTGTCTGCATAGTCATAGATTTCATCATCCGTCAGCCCAACCCATTCAGGCTGCGCTAGTCGGTCACGCAGGGCTTCTAAAAGGACACGAATGGCATTGTTGTTGACAGGAATAATCGCTCCCGGTCTAAGCCATTGTTCTATTAGTTCACGGTCTGTCATGGTGTAACCTTACGTCGTGGTCGTTCAGAGTCTCCCAGAATATATCCATGAAGTGCTCTGCATCATGGGTTCCGGTGTACTTCATCTCATTCCTAAAGGCACTAGATAGCGCCTCAAGTGCGTGCTTAAACTTCACCCCCTGCACCGCACAATCGTACTCATACTGGTCATCTGGTAGGTTGAATATCAGCTTTGCCTTCATCGTCTTCCCCTTCTTTTAATTCGTAAGCCCAAAATGTAAACCCGCACTTAGTGCATATCCGATAGGTCGAGACAAGTAGCGGGGTAGTTTTGATTACTTTTGTGATTCCTGCTTCTGTTGGAGCTTCGCATTTCGAGCAGTCCATATCCGCATCATTTCTTCGTGGAGCTTGAGGTAGGCTTCTTGCCCACGGATTTCCCTGATTTGCTCGAGGTACTGGCGCCTAGTGTTCTTGGTCTTCTTCTTTTTGAAGACCCAACAGGCTTCGCCGTAGAGGAAATACTCTGCGGAATAATTGCCAAGGGTTCGGCCATCTTCCGTGGTGATGAGTCTAGCCCCAGTATGGATTTGATTGCACGCAAAACAGACCAGTCTTTCATCTCTATTCTCCTTATTCCCACTTGGGGAGTTTGATTGCATATCGTTGGAATGAATCACAAGTCTTACCCGATGTTGGCTTGTCGTAAAACCCGCACCACAAAAACGTGTAAGGCCCAGAGCTGTGGTAACACTCTACACAATGCCTTGTTTTTTTGTTACACACAACTGGCATATCCACCTTTGCCTCTGGTTGTTGTTTGTCACCTTCCATACACCCCCCTTCGCCACTTGGCTGTGCTGACAATTGCTACACCACCGCTTGCCCGTTATCGACTCCACTACCTGAGTCATGCTCTTGAGATTTTTGTTCGTTATTGACATCTATTGATTCCCTAATTGCAAACACCAAAGTATCTAGCGGTACAACCGCACGCCAAGGTTGACCGTTCTGGCGGAATACCACAATAGGTACTTCCCCTAACCCGCAGGTTGCCTCTACCTGACGCACCCAGTCCATCACCGATAGGCGCTCATGTCTCTTAACTTCAATCTTATACTTGCCTACCTGTATGTCATCCCCACCATCCCGGGCCTGCCCTAGCTTGCGCTTGACCACAAAGCCAAGCTGGTCAGTTAGTAGCTGGGCTAGTTCGTTCTCCCCACGGGCGCCCTTTTGACGCCTTCCACGGCCTTTCACTTCGGCCCCAGCAGTTTGTCCAGCCGGGTTGTAACATCCGAATAGCGGGGCTGTAAGAAGGCTATGATGGCCTCATCTACAAGGCTGGCCCGACTGCGGCGTTGGTCTTCGGCGGCCCGGTCTAGCAGCTCTCGGGTGTACGGTCGAAGCCGGACTATGAATGTGTTGTACTTTCGCAGCGGTTGCATACCATCTCCTATAAGGGTAATCCATTATATCATCGAGATTGCATTGAGCAATACAGTTGTGGTACATTGAGCTCTCGATAAATCTTAACTACCGTTTCAGGAGATTAAGTCATGCAGAAGATAGTTGCGTATTACCGTGTATCCACAGAGCGCCAAGGCCGCAGCGGACTAGGGCTAGAGGCGCAGATGCAAGCCATCAAGAATATCCCAGATACGATGGTACTGTACTCATTCGTTGAGGTTGAGTCTGGCGCAGACGATGAGCGCCCAGAGCTGGCCCAAGCAATCAACTACGCTCAGCGCCACAAGCTACCGCTTGCCGTGGCCAAGCTAGACCGGCTATCAAGGGACGCAGAGTTCTTGCTACGGGTTCGCAAGATGGGCATCAAAATAATCATTGCCGATATGCAAAACCACAGCACCCTTGAGTACAACATACGGGCAGTCATTGCCCAAGAAGAACGGGAAAAAATTTCAATCAGAACAAAGGAGGCGTTAGCCGCAGCCAAGGCCCGAGGGGTAAAACTTGGCAACCCACGTCTGGCAGATTCGGCAGGCAAGGGCAGGCAGACGTTAGCTCGTAGGGCTTCTGACTACGCCAAGAAGATTGGCGTCGTAGTCAAAGACCTTGAGGCACAGGGCATCAAGTCGCTCAACGGCGTAGGTCGTGGGCTAGAAGCAAGGGGGATTCTGACGCCCCGGGGGTGTAAGAACTGGTCGGATATGCAAGTCTCACGTTTATTAAAAAGGGTAAGAAATGACAAACCTGAAGCTAGTCAAAAGCAAGCCGCCTAGCAACGTGGCTCAGCAGATGAGCCTGTTGACTGGTAAACCGTACGTTCTAGTTGAGCGTACAGACGTTGTACGTACATTCAAACAACACGGATGGGTTCCACCATCACAGAAAGGGGAAAAGAAATGAAGGGATACGGGAAGGTAACGCCTGATACTATGCTGTCGTGCAGCAGACTGGCTGCCGTTGCGGGTAGGTCTAGGTATTCAACGCCAAACGACGAGCTACGCAAGACCATCGACGCCTTGCAGTTGGTAGAGCCGGAGCCATTTGAGTCCGAGGCTGCCGACTGGGGGAACCGGCTTGAGCAGATAGTGCTACGGGAAGCTGCGCTGCGGCTGGGCATAGAGAAGTTAAACCTAGACCACCCCAAGCCATACTTCCATTCCTCTTGGCAGCTATGCGGTAGCCTAGATGGTAACGCAATGGGTACGGGTCACTTTATCAAGCATGACCCAGCCAACGGTATCTTTGTGGTGTCAGGCAAGGGGGAGATCAAGCTCGATGGCGTCGGGGTAATGGAAGCCAAGGTAGCTGGTTGTAGCCCAGAAGATACGCTGCCCCTGTATCGTGGGCCGTTACAGCTCCAAGGCCAGATGTCTATCCTTGATGCCAAGTGGGGGTGTGTAGCGGTACTCTATCAAGGGATTGCCATGCGGCTATTCTTGTTTGAGCCGCACCAAGAAAGCCTACTGTTCATTGAGCATCTATGCCATGACTTCCAGCGTCGGGTTGACCATTGGAAAAAGACCAACGAAATCCTTTGGTATGAGCCACAGCACACCGACGATGCAGCTAAGTGCTGGCCAGTAGCAGACGATGGGGATGAGCCAGTCGTGCTGCAAAACGAGGCGGTGACTTGGGCTGCCGAGGTTGTAGAAGCCAAAAAAATTATCAAGGAAAAAGAGGAAATCATTGAGAACCGTCAGACAAAACTGATGGCTCTCATGCAGGGTAAATCAAAAGCCGTGGCTGGTTCGTATAAGGTGTCGTGGCCAATGCGCCACTACAAAGCCCAAGAGCAAAGGGTTATCCCGGCACGTGATGCCTACTCTATCCGTCAATCTTCTGTCTCAGTAAAGGAATAACTATGAGCAACGTAACCGTACAGCCGCAGGTGCTAGACCCTGCTATCCAAGAATCAATCGTTCTCAAGGGCGACTTGTCTGGCTTGAGCCCCATGCAAAAGAAGGACTACTACCTGTATCGCTGCCAGCAGGTAGGGCTTGACCCGGCTGCCAAGCCATTCGACTTACTGACCCTGAATGGCAAGCAAGTCCTGTATGCCAACGCTAGTGCGACGCAGCAATTGTCTAGCGTGCATAAGCTATCAACGCAGATAACCCACCGTGAGAATGTTGGCGACATCTACATTGTGTCTTGCAGGGTAACGGGTTCCGATGGCAGGGTGTCCGAGAACCAAGGCGCAGTCAACATTGGCGGGTTGAAGGGCGACCATCTGGCCAACGCCGTACTCAAGTGTACGACCAAGGCTATCCGCCGTTCGGTGCTGGCTCACGTCGGCTTGGGTATGCTAGACGAGACAGAGGTTGAGACAATCTCCGAGGCACGCAAGGTCAACAACCCGCTAGATGAACTGCCAAAGCCACCCGGTGCGTTCGGCAGCGCAATCAGTAACGTCGTGGCCAGCGCAGTCCAGCAAGCCAAGAAGGATGAGGTAGCCGAGGCAGTCGAGATACCAGTAGGAACTGTATATACACTAACCCTACCCAACGGAGAGGCGGCAGACCATCCTACCTACGACGCATGGGAGTCAGCCTACGTGGGAATGATTGAGAAGATTGCCAAGGCAGGCAAGGCGCCGGTTCAGAAACGACTGGATAGCATTGACCAACTAAAGCAATGCAACCTTGAGGTTATTGAACAGCTAACCTTAGAGATGAGAATGGTTCTCAATACCAAGGTAGCCAAGTGGTTAGCACCGCTGCGGGAATCAGCTCAGGTATAAATCCCGTTCATGCTTGCGGCGTTTGACAAGGCCGGGGAGCTCTTTGCCCCCGGCTTTTGTCCATGCCATGAAGCCCTCGGCTGCGCCATCAAAGTCACCACGGTTATGCTTCATGCGGATAGTAGAACGTTGTAGATTACCTAGTCCGACGTTGAAGCTGAAGGACACCAGAGCATCGAAGCGGCCTTGGGTAAGTCCTTCTGGACAAAGTCTAAGTACGCCTCGCTCAAACGTAGCGAGGTCTTTTGCAAGTATGTCATCGACTTCAGCCATTGACAAAACTCTATCCCACCCATCAGGGATACTAAGTCCTTTGCGTTCATCTAGCTTTACCCTTATGTGATTAGGATCGATAACATGACCAACACCAACAGTCCACAGTAAAGCAGGACAGCGGTATGGACGAAGTCGTACTCCCTCGTCTTTTTTGATTTTTTCGATTGCATCCTTACTCACCTTCACTTCTTAGCCCAGCCCCTAGAGCCGAACCAGAATCCAATGATGCCGCCCAGCATGGCCATCTCGTCGCTTGAGAAGATAAGCTCGGCCACCTTCTCAACGTCGCCTACCGAAGCCACTAGGTGCGGCATGGTAAAGATGTTCCAAGCCAGCCATGCGTTGATTGCCACCAGCTCAAGCACAAAGATATAGGTCACGGTCGGTCGTACCGTGCCAACGTAGTTGACCACCCAAGTAGACGCACGCTCCATTACCTTCTTGTCATGGTCGAGAGCTGCGTTTTGCATCTGTGCCTCAGTCTGCATGGCAATCTGGTCAGTCCGGATTTCCTCTACCTTTTGCTGTGCAATAAAGCCACGCTCTGCCAAGGCCAGCTCACGCTCAGTCTGAATCTGGGCTAGCTTTAACTCTTGCTCTTTGTCAGATTTATCTTGGAAAAAATCTAAGACACGAGGCAGGCCGGAGATAAGTAAGCCGCCGAGGGTAGAGATAAGAGATAGCATTACAGGTGTCCTTTGAAAATGTAATAAGTTGTAACAATAATTAGGGAAGCTATGAAGCACATGACCTTGAGCTCTCGCAGCTTCTTTAGGTCACGGCCCATCTCGTCACGGCCATCCTTGACTTCTTTCATCTGCCGTTCTTTGATTGCCTGAATATCTTTCCACTCGTACTCTGCTTTGTCCTTGCCGTAACGTTCGACAAGCTGCTGGAACAGGTCGTCCTCTGCTTCCTTAATCTCTTTCAATCTGCGCCACTCCGCAAAGGCTGTAAGGATTGTGGTATCACCTTTGACTACACGCTGCTTCTTTTGAAACTGTTGCTTAGCCTGAAGCTCGGCAACGCCCAGCTTCTGAATGTCAGTAACAACCGACTCAATCTCTTTGCCAGCAGCAATTGCACTCTTGATGCTCTGCGCTGCGCCCTTAGCCGATGATACTAAGTCACTCATGTCAAACCCTTTGGCCCCTGAAGTAGGCAACGCCATCAAGCACTTCGCACAACTCTGGCGGAAGCAACTTGCCGTTCTCAAATGTGAGCACTACAAACCCAGAGCACCAATTGACTGGGTTCATCTCGGTGTAGGTAAACTGATCCCCGTATGGTTCGGCCAGCGTCCCGGCGTCTACCCCCCAGCGACGGCCATCGTAATCTGAAAAGGGGGTCGTTTTGAGCTGATGTAGATGCCCGGTGATAATACTGCGCCCAGATTTCAAGGCATTGTTCCACGTACTATGCACGCCGTTATGATAGCGATGCTTGATAACAACAGAGTCGTTAATGTCTATACGCCATCCGGTATGCCATCCCGGGAAGTATGCAAACAAATCGCTAAACTCTGATAGTTCCGGTGCGTTCTGGGCGATGTAGTTAAAGAGGCGCACGTCATGGTTGCCATACGTCCACAGTTTAGTAGCGTTCTTAGATGCGTTAGCAATCTCATGCAGCCGGTCTTGGCAGGCTTCGATTTCCTGCTTTGGTGTTGGCGGGTTAGTCTTCATCAAAGCGGCATGGCGGCTAATCCTAGCCCCATCAAAGACATCACCATTAAGCACAATAGTCTTAGGCTTAAACTCAGTCAGCAATTTGACAAATGCTTTGTGGGCTACGGTTGATTCTTCTGGCCAGTAATGGCAATCGCTGGCGATGAATACATGGCCATTGTCTACCTTGTGTTCTATAACCCTGCGGTTCTCTGGTATGAATGTATTGCGTTGGCTATCTTGTGGTGCTAAGTACGCTGGTAGAGAGATGCCATACTGCATTTGAATCTTGGCCTTGCGTTGGGCTAGAGCCCGGACAGACAGACCAACGTGCTCGGCAGCAATCTTCGTACTGCCAAACCTTTTCATCGAACTAATGATTTCTTCGTCAGATACTTTTTTTAGCGCCACGACTTTTCCCCGTAAGTTTAACTTCGTCGATGGGCTCATGGGAACTTGTGTCATACATACAAGAAATAGCGACCGCCTCACGGGGAGATGCCCCCATATGCATTGCCGCTATTGCAAAGTTAGCACCAGTACCTATGGCCCAAAAGTCGTTCTTAATTCTGGCAGGTATGATGGTACTTTCGTAAATATAAATGCCATCATGTCTGAGCTCAAGAACGGTCACGTCAATATCAGAATCTAAATCACCACCTGATTCCATTGCCTGATAAAACTTTAGAATCTTATCCCAGTCGCCGCAAGCACCATAGACGCAATCCTTGCCACGTCGTAGCTTCTCAACTAGGTAGAAAGAATCGTCGCCGCTAACCATACTATCTGCGGCGATTTCTCCCGTAGAAAATTTTGCAGCTACTGTGGTCACTTAAGCACTAGGCTTAGCAGTAAAACAATTATGAACCCAGCAGAGCCAATCAGGATTTGCTCTAGGCGTTTCAGTCTTGCGTTTATCCCAAGATAGCGTTCAGCACAAACGGCTTCGTGGGTGTCAAGTTGGCCTTTGACCTCTACGATTGTAGCCATTATGCAGGCCATCCTTGGTTGCCAACTACCGCAATCAAAGCCTCGACAGTCGTGCAAGCCGCAATCGCCGACTCTAGCCTGTCGCACTCAGCAACGATAGCGGCTCTCTTTGTAGCCACTGCAGCAGGCACATCGATGTTCCTCTCAAACTTACGCCATACATACCAATCGGTCTGGGCAAGCATAGAGCCAGCAGTCTGCTTAACCTGTGCAATCCATTGGCTCTTGAGTCCCTTAGTTACCAGACGCTCTGCTGAGTCCACCATCGCAGGTTGACCATCAACCACGCCCAAGACTTTGACATACATGGGGTTACCATCTTGGTCTACTTCTTCACGGTCATTTAAGAGCTTAGGATTGCCTACGCCCCACCAGAATCTTTGGTCATAGTCAGGTGCGTCTGCTACCTCAGTCACGCCTAACTGCTCACGCAGGGCAGGGTCACGCAGGTGTGGGTAGCGGATACCGTTAACTGTTACTTCAGAATCTATTGAGATTGGGTTGCCATTGAGTTGAAACATTTGTTACTCCTATCGGGCTAAACTGTACTTTGTTAAATAAGATATTGCATTTCCAAGTAGTTCTTGGTTGTCATAAAACAAACCAAGACCACGATTACATTTGCCACACAGTAATCCACGAACTTTCCCGCTGTCGTGGCAATGGTCAATGGCGAGTCTTCTTCCCTCAACCTCATCAGAGTTCCCGCAAATAGCGCACTTACCATTTTGGTCGGCACACATTTCATCATATTGGGCAAGCGTAATTCCATATTGCCTACGAACACTTCCGTCTCTTTTATCTTCAAACATTTTGTTTGGCGGTTTGTACGCCGAGCAAGACATTGGATGTGAATTGCGCCTTATCTCACGCTGGTTTTGAACATGGGTTTCTCCGCAATGTTTACAAGATATTTCCCACATCTGATTACGAACCTTTGATACAACAACGCCGTGGTCATTTTCCATTCCTACAAGATTTGGTCTACGAATACATCCGCAAGACTTAGTGTTGCCTGACCTAAGTGAATTGCCTAAAACTTCAACTTCATTTCCACACTCGCACACACACCGATAGACAAGGTGAATCCTTTTGGTTCCTATCACCTCTACTGGTGTTAGTCTGCCAAACTGTTTGCCTATCATTTCAGCCCTTTCGCTCATCAGCGTCCCAAACTATATTTCATGGGCACCTCGGCAAAGGCCATATAAATGTAGGTTCCACTACTTGCGTTTGTGTCGCTTCCGTTATTTCTTACTTTGAATCCATTTGAAAGTATGTCAAACCACGGGCCTGTGTTATCTGCCAGACTTAAGTTTGCAAACAAAGCATTATTTGTTGCATTGTATGTGTCTCTTGCCGTGTCTTGTATAACCCAATTGCTTGTTGAGTCAGTACGTTTGGTCATCACATACCTAGGGCGAAAGCCCGTGTACACAAACACCCCATCCGTAGAACCATTACCTGTGTAACTTCCAAAGGCGCTATACCCCGCTACTGCGGCGAAGCAGTACATAACATAAGTATAAGAAGCACTTTGGTTTACAGATATGTCGTTACCAATTGTCACAAGAGTTGAAGAAACTGAACGAACATATTTAGAAGGCGAACCCCCGTTGACTTCTGCTCCGGTTGTATTTAGTCCTTCAAAAGCGTAGTTGGCGGTTAGATTTTGATGCCAAACCATCCAGTTTGTTGAGTTGCTTCTGGACTTAATAAAAATCATCGCCGGACTTACTCCAAGCCCGTGACCCACCGTAGCGCCACCAGAGCCGTTGCCAGTGTAGGTTGCAATCGAGAACCCGCTAGTCGTATTCGCCCTGACTGTGCTGGTTATAGTGCCAGAGGTGTTGGTAGCGTTAGAGCCGCCAGCGTTCCAGTTCCATGCAACATAGGTGTTTGGTGAAGCGTTCCACCTAGAAGCTTTAATGTGGAAGCCATCAGACTCCCAGTAATCTAATCCGTTTGTTTCTGTTGATTCTGCCCCTGTTGTATTTGAATAAAGTTCTTTTAGCGCACCACGAACAGAGTCAAATAAAACATTGTTACCTGTTGTGTTCCGTACTTTTAGCCAAGTAAAGTCAGGTTGGAACCCAACACCAGTAATACTTCTGTCTGTGTCATTGCCAGTCCACAACACCGCATTAAAGTAATCATTCGCCTGTGTAGTGCTAGTAGCACCGATGGTCGGCGTAGGCAGATTAGTTGTACACAATGCCTTAAAGCCAGAGGGGGCTGTGTAGGCAAATGCACGTTGACCAAAGTTGAAAGAAAGCGTACCGCTACTAGAATATGGAGAAACGGCTGGCCCGATAGCCCCAACAGTAGGAATAGTTGCTACTTGTCCTGTTCCAGCCGCAGGGTTTCCTGAGTTATACCAAGTACCGTTTCTACCCGCCCACACTTTTCCGCTTGACGGTTCAAACGCAACCATCAAAGTTTCTCCAGCACTAACCCCTGTTCCACCAGTGCCTTGATTTGAATTGTTTCTCCAAACAGCCCCTGTCCCAAGTTCAATTCCTACGCTACTTGCCGTAGCACCAACAAAATTACTAGATGTTGACAAGTTACCATCTAAACTTACACCAACATATGAATATGAATATGTATTAGCAGGACTTACTTCAAAATACCATTTTTCGCTTGATGGTATAAAAGTTGAAAAGTTGTTGTTTCCTGTGCTATTAGTGCTTCCTAAAACATTTAGGTTTCCATTTGAAAGGGTTGTATTACTTCCTTTTGCTAGTGGGTTCCATGTTCCATAATTCCCACGCACCTCACCACCAACACCTGTGTCTGTGCCGTATGGCGTAGGTGAATCTACTAAGGAGTCATTGCCAGCACCAGCGGTCACCGAGAAGTTATTAGGTGTCCAGTTGTTACCGTTGCTTGAGCTGTCCTTGCCTAGCGTTGTGCTGGTCGTGCCAGAGTTGTCTGCAAACTTTAGGTAGAACCCGTTAGTGCCGTATGTGCCAGAGTAAGCCTTGGGCTTCCATACACCTGTGGCAGAATCAGTTTCGCCGAATGAGGATGGTATTAGGGCTTGACCGTCAATGAAATAAATCTCGGCCATATAGCCGCTGAAATAATAGTTGCTTATAGTTTGATTGCCGATATTTACAACAGCACCATTTGAATTAAATGGAACTAATGTATAAGAAGAAATAGATTCAAAAGTGGAAAATGATGTAATAAGAGAATTATTAACATAAATTTTTAAAGCAGTTGGGCTATTATTTGAATCAGATGGAAGGCTTGTATCGTATGCCCAAATTAAATGATACCAAGCTGAACAATCTCTAAACACCTGAGTTGTAATTTTTGTCCTGTTATCTGGGCTTGTTGCGGCGTTAAAACATAATTTATTGTTGGTATCAAACCAAACTTCCAAATTTGAATCGCTGATTCCTGCGCCAAATAACCCCGTGTTAATCCCCAAACCACTTCTTTTAACCCACATAGACATAGTCCATTTTTCTTGATTTGTGGGCGTTCCAAATGTTCGAGTTAATCTTGCACTATCCGCAGAGTTAAACCGCAGACTGCGCTCTATCTGATAGCCGCCAAGCGCAGAACCAAATCCTACTGGTAAGACGCTCAAGCTAGTGCTCCTGAGTTGACTACATAGGTATTCGTACCGTTAGTCCAGTACGACAGCAAATACGTCCCGGTTGCAGATATTGTGGTTAGCGATCCAGACACCACCTTGGTATTGGCGTGAGCTGACACGGTGTAGTTGCTACCGTTGACCAGCAGAATGAATCCACTCTGTCCTGCGGTCATATTGGTAAATGTCAGGGTAAATGAACCAGTAGGTGTGCAAGCAAAGTTGTTTGTCACCGACAGGTCAAAGGAGCCGTCATTGTCAGTCGTAACCGTGCCACGTTGAGATGCTGTAAATGTTTGGGCTACGTCAGTCTTGGCTGTATCTGCGTCATAGGCTTGTACGTCAGTACCAATTGTCAGGCCAAGAGAAGTCTTGAGCGTGGCCCCAGACTCAACAACAAAGTTGCTACCGTTGCCAATGACTACTCCATTGTCTGTCGGGGTTAGGCCAGCAATGTCTGCCAGTTGCGCATCATAGGCTTGAACCGATGTTCCAATGTTAGATGCCATCAGGACATTGCTGCCCTCGACTGCAATCACTCCAGCAGAAACACGGGTGACAGTTGTGTCAGATGCGTTGCCTACGTTGACCGCTGTAAACTGTGGGCTGTCTCCAGTACCTAGGCCAATGTTTGTTCTGGCCGTGCTAGCCGTTGCCGTCAGTTCGGACAGGTTGTTGGCCGTTGATAAGAACCCACCACCAGACACATAAGCAATCACCCATGCCGAGCCGGTGTAGACCTTCATACCCGGCAGGACGGTGTTGAAGTACAGAGCCCCAGCTATCAGCGCATTGCCGTCATTATCTAGGGACGGATCAGAGGACTTAGCCCCAAGGTAGCGGTCATCGAAGTTGTCATACGCAGTCAAGGTCTGAGCTAATGCCGAGGCAGCAGAAGCTGCGTCTGCGGCGGCGGCAGATGCGCTAGTCGAGGCATTGCTTGCCGAGGTGCTGGCAGCAGTCGCATAGTTGCTTGCGTTTGTTGCCTGCGTTGATGCGGTAGAGGCAGAGCTTGAGGCTGCTGATGCGCTCGCAGCTGCGGCCGTGGCAGATGAGCTAGCTGCGGCTGCGTCAACCAGTAATGCCCATTTGCCAATATCTGCATTGCTTGAAAGCGGCAGGGAACCAGAAGATGTGTGCGGAGTAAGAACCTGATAGATGTTATCGTTGGTCGTATCCTTGGCAATGTCACGCTGGTTGTAAGCCGTACCAGAGGCCCAATTACCACGGTTAGTTCCGATGTAGTCCACCGCAGCAGGGTTGCCGTTGGAGTCAAATGACAGCACCTTGCCTGCCCGTGAGGTCGCCCGTGGCAGGGTCATACTGATGTTTGTTGGGTCAGTCTGAGGCGCTTTTAGAGCCCGGTCTACGGCCTCAGCATTTTGCTGGGCGAAGATGGTAAGGCTGTCTAGCTCATCGTTCAGGGTTGTAGCGAACAAGTCGCCACCAGTTGTGAAGTCTGAGGTACGCTGGATTGCCCGGTCGCCAACAATGGCAATCTGGGTAGCGCCGGTAGGTGTAGCCGTCAGGGTTACATAACCAGTACCGTTGGTGTTAATCGTTACGGTATAGTCAGTAGTCAGGGTAAGAAGGGTATCGTCCCTGTATACCGAAATGTCGGTAGCGGCAAGGATTTCAAAGGTAAAAGAATATGGCCCCGTGCCAGAGGCGGCGAGCACTACCCGGCGGGTAACATTTGAAATTGGGACAGACATGACTTATTCCTTCCTAACGTGGATTATAAGGTGCTTGCTTGATTTTCTCTAGCGTATCGGGTGTTAATGGCAGCTTTTGCGGGGCTTTACCAAATGCGTCCTCGAACGCCTTACGCTCATCAACCAAGGTTTTGAGCTCGGGAAACTCCAAGAGCATCAGGTCTTTGGCATACGATGAATATACTGCCCGGACGTTTTGGAGCGCACGTGCTCTGTCTCCGGGTGTGGCTGGTCTACGGACGCCTGTATTGGGGTCATAAGAAAAGTCGTAGGTTTCCTTGTCGGCTATGGTCGAAACCATCTGCTCCAAGATTGGCTTGGGCAGGAAAATGCCAAAGTATTCCTTGGCAAAGGCTGAACGCTCTGGGTAGTTAATGAGTTCTTTATAACGGTCAAACTGAATATCGTTTAGTTTAATACCGGGCTCGTTCATGGACTTGCTGATAGGCGGAAACCCAGACTTGAGCTTAATCATTTCCTCATTGATGGCGTTATACCGCTTAGTCTTGACCTGCATTGGCAAGGCATTGGCCACAGAAGACCACTCATCAAACTCACGGTAGACCGGCTCATACCAGTCATTAGTCTCACGGATACCCCTGCCAGTAAAGTAGGACGCCTTGGCTCTGGCTTCAGCAATAGCCTCATACGAACCACGCAAAGACATCCGAAACCCGGGAATCTCAGCATAGGCGTACTGGTTTTCTGGCATCTTGGACTTAATGGGATTTTCCATTATCTTTTCAATGGTGTTTGTAATCCCAACCGGGGCTACCCCAAGCGTGGCTGCTGATTGGCCAATTACTAGACTTGCCTCGGTAGCCTGTTTTTGCAGCAATTGCAGGATTCGCTCAAACTTGTCGTCCTCACCCTCGTATCGTGTCCCGATAGTATTGGCAAGCTCGGCAAAGAATTGCAGCGCAGGCTGGCTCTCTGTCATGTATTGCAGGTTGCTAAGAGCCAAATGCGTCAAAATGTTTTCGGCTGCTTCTGGCTCATCAATATGGGATACCGTATCTCTGGCATCAGCCATAGAACCAAGAGCCATACCAACCGGCTCATACCGCTTATAGGATAGCCAACGATATGAACCGTCTTTTTGCCTGATGCCAAACGAATATGGCTCGTTCTTGGCAAGCCACTCACGGCGCTGCTTAGGGTCGCTTGGGCCGTAGCCAGTCATCCTAAACTCACCCTCTGTCCAAAAGTCTACCGTCATAAACGTACTAGCAATGGCAGACGATACCCCAACCTTGGCCAGCGCCATATTGCGCTCACGTGGGTCAGCAGAATTCATAGCCTTAAAGAACCGTGGCATAGCGATAGCCATTGGACTGCGCTCCAGTCCACGCAATCCAATCTGAGTTACCGTTTTGAAGAACGGGAAACCGGCAAGTTTTGCCACAGGGTGAGACATGACTTCTTGCATCTTCCCAAGAATCTTGCCCTCTAGCGCATCTTGGAATGTAATCACACGAGCCATCTCAGACGCTTCTTCAAAGGCGGCGTCAGAATTCATTGTGGCTCTGTATACGTCTTGGGCTACCTTGGTAGCATCGGCTTGGCTTGCGCCATTCTCGACGGCTTTGATTGCTGCTTTGCTGGCTGCGTCAGTTGCCGCAAACTCCATTTCCATCCCACGGAACAAAGCCTTGTAGCCTTCGTCTGCGCTGGTTAGCACACGGAATCCCATGAACCGCATAGCCTGCCCAAAGTAGTCGATGCCCTTGCCAAGCGTGGAATTGGGGTCTACATTGAAACTTTCGGCTGTCGTGGCCAGTCTGCTTTGGGCAAACTTGGTTGCCATGTCAGATGTCTTCTCAGACTTGAATGATTCGGCAGCGGCCCCTAATGCTTGCGACCAATACCGTGGGAAGGCACGCAGAGATGCAAATGTTGATTGCATCAAAGCCTCATCCTTGCCGACAAGGGCAGAAGCAAAACGCTCTGCCGTTATCATTCCATAATGCAGGGGAGAGCCAAGGATGTTAAAGGCGTGGGTTTGTACGCCAGATACCAATGCCGACTGGTAAATCTCAGACGCAGAATCTAGCACCGCACGGGCCATGTGCTTGGAATAGAACCCACGGGCATTAGAGTTTGGCAGTTGCTCGTAGGAACTAAGCGCAGCAAGCATCTTGTCCTTGCCGCCAAGTTGCTCAAGTATTGCCGCAGCTTCTTGTTCGCTAACCTCGCCAATCTGTTCTAGTTCAAATGATTCAATAGTCTTGCGTAGCTCACGAACCCTTGCCTTATCTGGGCCAATGATAATTCTATTGATGGAAAGAGCACGTCCTGTTTCGGCTGTCACGCCCAGTAATGATGCGCTGGCCTGACCATCTAGGGTCATCAACCTACCGGCTTCCAGAATGTCTTTGGCATTGCCGGTAGATGCCGCTTGTTTGATTGCGGAAAGAGTTGCAGACTGAAGATTTAGGACTGCTAGCCGTGCAGCAAATGAACGTGAATCGTTAAATGGGTCGTCGCCCGGAGCACGCTTTAGCAGGTCTTGAAGAATCTGTACGTCACCGATTTCCTTGGCGTCATTGATAATGTCTTCAAATGTGCGGCCAAGTCTACGTTGCTCATCTACAAATGTTGAGTATTCGTCAACCGTGGCTAGATAGAACTGCTTGAGCTCGTCTTCAGATTGGATGCGGTCAAGGTTTGGTCGAACCGTTGGCGGCTTGCCTTCAACCTTTTGAATCTTCATCGACTCCAGTACACGGAACATTGTGGCCGGAGCTACTGGCTCGGCAATGACCATATCGCCTTCGACACGGATTGGTTGCTCTCCAACCGCTGCCCTAACGTCAATGTCGTCAATTGGTTTATCAGCGGCTTCTTTGGCTAAAACTTCCTTAGCTTTTCCGGCACGCTTGACCGGCGAAGTCTCTACTGGTGCGGTAGCCTTCTGAACGCTCTTTAGAATTCCTGTAAGCCCCTCAATACGGCCAGCAACCTGTACTGGCTCTAACTGCGGGTCTTCTAGGGTTAATGATGGGTCTGGTGTTACCGGCTCAATTGGCGCAGGCATTTCTTGCTGTGGGCCATCTGGTATGGCTAGTTGGTCGATGCGTTGGTCAATTGACTTAATAGCCATTATTTCTCACCTTTTTCTTTTGCCGCCGGAGCCACCGCAGCCGCAGCGCCAGTCAATGCTTTCTTACTACGGGCAACAGCTTTGGTTGCGGCAGTAACAGTTTTGCCAGCCCCACCTAGCTCGCCAACAAACTCTGATACCTTAGCGCCTTCCTTGCGTGCCTCGTCAGTCTCGCCAGCGGGAATCAACTGGCTAATGTTAGTGTCTAACCACTTCTTAATTTCCTCTGTTTTAGGCAGGATAGTCTCAGACTCAAGCCCTTTGATAAAAGCATCTAATGCGCTTTCGCCAGCACCACGCTTAATAATCTCACGCACGCCGTAGACTAAAGACTCTATATCGCCACCAATCCCAACCGTACCCTGAATCGCACCCTTGGCTAGACCGGCAGGAACGTCAGCCGCAATCTTGCCAAACGTAGACGCAGACATTGTCTTTTGGTCTGATGGCAACGTCATTCCGCCAGACTCAAGAAATTCCTCAACATAAGCGGTTTCGTTGACACGATTATCTTTGTAATAGACTTGGCGCTGCCCACCAGCATCCCTTAGTGTCAAGGTCAATAGATACTGTTCGTCAATGTCTTTCATCGTGTCCCGCCAATCTTGTTGCCGTTTTGGTCAACCAGACCACTTTTAATTGCTTCTTGTAGCTGAGCCTTTTCGCTAATCAACTTTGTTTGGAGTGTTTTATCGTTGGCATTGATTGCTTTGCGGATTGCGTCGTCGTAACCCTGTATTGTTCTAATTGGGCGACTAACCACAACATCGGCAAGATTTGCCGTATCTGATTTGCGTACCGTGTTAGCAATGACAGTCACGTTATCTGCGACCCATTGTGTTGGGTCGATATTAGGATTGGCTTGTTTATCAGCCGCCCACTTAGTAACGACTTGGTTTGCAATAAGTTCGTTTTGATTTCTTGCCGCAGATGAATTCATTGGGTTGCCAATCAGCAATCCAAGCTGAGCTTTGGTGCGTCGCATCACTTCTGACGTTTGTGCGTCTTGCAGTATTCGAGCCTTGTTCATGTACTCGGTGTAGGTAGATGGCGTCAGATATTTACGGTGTGCTTCTACGTCTTCTACGGTCAGTACCTTGCCGGTAACGCTGCCAATCTTTGATGACAATGCTGAAATGGCAGGGCCGTGGTCATACTGGGAAAACATACCGCCACTTTCGTCACGTACTTTAACCATCTCACGGTACTTGTTTCGGTCAAGATAGTAGAGCTGGTCAAGAATCTTATCTTGCTCTGGCTTGTTATTAGCCGCAACCGCAAGGCTAAAGTCTGCCGTAAGGGTGTTGATTTGCCGCTTGGTAGTTGTCTCACGTGCAAGCTCTGCATCACGAAACTCATCCATTTGTTTCTTGGCTGCATCCACAACAATTGCACGTTTGTCTGTTTTAAGGATTGAATCCATTACTGCATTGCCAGTATTTCCGGAAATAATTGCCGAATAGGTTTTGTTGATGTCGCCAGAGCCACGGACAAACTCTGAAGCAAAGGCGGATATTCCTGCGTCTTTTGCTTTGGCAGATTTTTCTATCCATTTTGGAACAAGCGTGCGGTTCTTCGTAGCAATCGCTCCGCCTAGGGTTCCTTCTAGCTGGGCAATCCTAATGTTTGCGTCATCAAAATCAACCGCAGTTCTTAGGATGTCTGAGACTTGGGTTTGTAGCCCACCGGCCACGGAGTTCATTTGGTTTTCTGCGTCAGCCAAGTAAGCCTTGGTAAACGTTTCTGCGCTC